AGTTTTCCCTCCTACCCACTTTAAAATAGGTTTAGGGAAATCTAAAATTGGTTCAGGTAATAAACTGGAATCATTATTTGCTTTATCTTTTTGCTTTTCGGTTTCAACTTGACTAATTACTCCAGAATTAATTAATTTCTGTATTTTACTCATTATAATAATATAAAAATTAAAATAATATTATTTATAATCAATTTTTATAGTCGTCTATAAAAACATTATTTTTTAATTAATAATAATATGGATAATTTTTCATTGGATAAAAATGACAAAAGAATAGTTAAATGTTTAAAATCTTATTTAACAGCCAAAAAATATTATGATACTGATATTGATAAATCTATGGAATATTTTAAACAATGTATTAGAATACTGAATGATTTAAAAGAAAAGAATATAAAAATTAAAGAAGATATGGTCGGATTAATTGATGAAACTGAAACTGAATGTAGTAAATATTTAACTAAAGCAATTGAACAAACAATAGAAAAACCTTTAAAATTACCGAATTTCAAACCAGATACTGATAATGAATTATTTGAAATAATAGAGATTGGAGCAATAGATAAATTAAAACAATATAATTATGGAGAATTAAATTTTAAAATTTATAATGATCAAGGTTTAACACCTCTTCATTTAGCTATAAAATTTGGAGATACCACATTTATAAAACAATCTTTAAAATTAGGTGCTTGTATCGACCAAACGAGTAAATTTGGTCATACCTTATTAGAATTTGCATGTTTAGAAAAGGATCCTAATATGATTAACTTTCTCTCTTCATATGGTTCTGATATGAAAAAACATTTAATTTTTAGAGATGGTAAAAAATATTTTAATAATGGGAATCAAATAGATATTTTGATTTTGGAAAAGAAAATAATGGAATCCATATCCCATTATCAAGAAATTAAACACCTTAATTTTATACTTGATTATATAAATCCAGATGAATATATTGAATTAGAATATTGTGAACCAACAAATTCAACCATATCAAAAGGAAAAATAAAAACAAAAGAATTAATAATAAAATTGGATAACTTGATAAATTTATTTGATTTAGAAAAAAGGAATACTTATCTAGAAATTATTAAAGAAGAATTAGGATTTACATTATCATATAAATTAGGATGTCCTCCAAATAAAATAGAGATGATATTATATAATTTGGTTCCATTTTTAGAGAGTGAAAATTTAAAGTTAAATTGGTTAATTAGTTTGGAAATTAAATATTTAATACTCAAAATACTCAAAAATAAAGTTAAAATTAATACTAAACAATTAAAAGATGAATTAACAGAATTATTATATAATTCATATATTAAACCTGAAGTATTACCTGAGGGTTTAGTTCAAGTTATAGTCCTTCAATGGTTAAATAAAATAAAAGTTTAATAAATTAAAATAATAAAAAAAAATTTTAGTTTTATTATTTTAAATTATTTTTTTCTATTTAATAGTATATATAGTTATGAGTTCTAACCGTTTGATTTATGACAAATGTGCTTATGCTACCGAAATTAAGGAAAGCACTGGACCATTAGAATACAACTTATTCAAAGGTAAATACGAAAATTGCAAACAATGCCCCGTTGGCGAATTCACCAATAATCTTGAATTCGGTTCTCGTGCTGATGCTGAATCTGAATTATATGGATTATCTAGACTTGGTACCAAATGCCCTTCCCTTAAATTTGATCCTACTAAGGAATTTAAATATCCTGAATTATCCCCTGCTAGAATGTGCGAAAATATTTACCACATTACCCCAAGCAACTTGGAAAAACCAACCTCCAATATGTTAAATGAAAAGAATTTAGGTATTAACTTCTGTGAAGTCCCTAAAAAATAAATAATTAACTAATTATTTTTTTATATTATTTAAAAAAAATTTATAAAAAAAATCTACTCTTATTTATATAGCTGAATGTCATTCAATAGAATCAAATATGATAATACTGCCTATGATTTACAAATGGGTAGAAGCACTGGTCCCGGTGATTACAGATTATACGCTCCTTTTGCCGAAAATTGTGATCAATGCTATTCATATGATGGACCTGTCGGTTCCAAAGCAGATGTTTCTTTAGTTAAAAAGCCCATGGAAATGACTTTCCAAAATATGGCACAAACTGAATCTGAACTATCTTGGAGAAGACAATTATTAACCAAATCTAATGAAAATACCAACCCAATTGGCAAATACGATGTTGAACACAAGCCTCAATGCTCTCGTAAATTAGTTCCCGAAGATACTAGATTTACCCACCCAATTGATAACTTCCGTTCAATGAGTTTAACTAGCTACCAAGTTGAACCATATTTACCAATTAATCCCCAATGCCATGTTCAAGAAATTTGCGATCGTTTTGGAATGAGTTCTAGACACGTTGCTAAAGACTCATATAAAATGGGTGAACAAGAAATGTGGGATAAAGGTGAAGCATTACCCAAACCAAAACAAGAAGAAAAGGACGCTAACGAACTTTAAGTAGTTGATAAAATTAAAATAAAACATTAAAAATAAAATGTATCTAATATTAATATGAATAGTATTTTATTAGGTTCATTAGCATTTTCCGGAATAAATGAAGAGAATCCCAACAATAAGAAAAACAATAATTTAAATTCTGTTTATGGGTCAGATATGGAAAATACCATGAATCAAATTGAACTTAATCAAGCCAAACAAAATTTTTCGGCTCCTGAATATTTAAGACAATTTGATGATTTAATTATTGATAATATTTCTCAACCTGTTGGTGTAAATGATTCACATATTACAACATCAGGTGTTAATACTTGTTTACAAAGAAACTTAGATTTTGCAAATGGTTATTCAAACTTCCAACAATCCGATATGCATTATGATGTTGTGAGTAGGGACAATTTCACTCATAACAATATGGTACCAAATACAAGCAGAAGAGATTTTGAGCCAAATATGGATCGCACTCAAAGAAAATTAGAAACTTTCACTGGAGTTTTTGATAATTATACTGCCAAAAAAGAAAAGGTTCCTTTGTTTGAACCAATGGCTGATTTAACATGGGTTAATGGTATGCCAGCTGTTGCTTCTAAATTACAAAATAGATATTTACCATCTAATAAGAACAATTACGGTAACCTACCTTTTGAAAATCAATTGAATGTAAGACCTGGTTTAGGTGATGAAAATCAATATGGTAATTATGCAGTATACAGAATTTTACCTAGAAATATTGACGCACTAAGAAGTGATATAAATCAAAAGGTAACATATGAAAATAAACCATTAGAGACAATCAAAAAAGGAGACTTTAGAGCCCCAGATCCTAGTTTAACCAAATACAAGTTACCTGATTTTAGAGAACAATCATTTGATGATTTAGTTGCATCTAGAGGAATGGTAGAAGCACAAAAGAAAACTGGTGAATACACCAATATGGATACTCAAAGAAATGAACAACAATTTTATCAACCAGGTCCCGGAATTAATACTACAAGAGGTGATGGTCCAGATAGAAATAAAACCAAATTTGAGGCCGCTAAAAGAGAAACATATTATAATGACCCTACTCATGCGGTGTCAGGTGTAAACAACAAACCAGTTATGACTAATGCTAAATCATACTTTAATTATGAAAATCAGAGAGCAACAACTAATATTCAATACGAAGCACCTGTTTCAAATGCTATGGGAGGAGGTATAAATTATTCTATTGATTATAAAGATGTTCCTTTAACCACAATGCGTGAATTAATGATTTATGGTGATAATAACATTGGTGTGGCAGGAGGTCAGGATAAAGGAAATTATATTTTCTCAAATGATATGGTATTACCAGTAACTCAAAGACAAACAATGGAAGCCAAACCAATTATTAATGCCCAACCAGTAGGTGGTAATGGTTATGCAGAAATAACAGATTCAGCCAAACCAACAATCAAACAATCAACCTCTCATAGTTTAGCAATAAACGCTCAACCTATTGGAGGCAATGGTTATGCAGAACAAACTGACCAAGCCAAAACAACTATTCGTCAAGGTACTTCTCATAGTTTGGCTATTAATGCCCAACCTACTGGTGGTAATGGTTATGCAGAAGTTACTGATTCAGCTAAAACAACAATTCGTCAAGGTACCTCTTATAATTTAGCAATTAATGCTCAACCAATGGGAACTAATGGTTATACAGAACAAACTGATAAAGCTAAAACAACTATTCGTCAAGGTACTTCTCATAGTTTGGCGATTAATGCCCAACCAACTGGAGGTAATGGTTATGCAGAACAAACTGATAAGGCCAAAACAACTATTCGTCAAGGTACTTCTCACAGTTTGGCCATTAATGCCCAACCAATGGGAACTAATGGTTATGCAGAACAAACTGATAAGGCTAAAACAACAATTCGTCAAGGTACTTCTCATAGCTTGGCTATTAATGCCCAACCAATGGGAACTAATGGTTATGCAGAACAAACTGATAAGGCCAAAACAACTATCCGTCAAGGTACTTCTCACAATTTGGCAATTAATGCCCAACCAACTGGTGGCAATGGTTATGCAGAACAAACTGACCAAGCCAAAACAACTATTCGTCAATCTACATCTCATAATTTGGCAATTAATGCCCAACCAACTGGTGGTAATGGTTATGCAGAACAAACTGATATTGCCAAACCAACCATCCGTCAATCCACACTAATATCATCCAGACCTGCTGGTAATCCTAATTATGCAAATCAAAATTATACCCGTGATGTTAATGATAAAGCCAGAACAACAATTCGTGAATCAACTGAACAAACACAACATATCGGCCATGCTAATTCAAATATTAATGAAGCTACCTATGTTAGAGATTTGGAAGATAAAGCTAAACCAACAATTCGTCAAACAACTGAACAAACCCAACATATTAATCATGCTAACTATGTGTATGGAGATGTAGGTTATGTTAAAGATTTGGAAGATAAAGCCAGACCCACCATAAAACAAACTACCCTTCACAATACTCCAGGTGGTAGATTAAATAATACCAATATGGGTAATTACATTAAAGATTTGGAAGATAAAGCTAGACCCACTATAAAACAAACAACTTTATTGGAAGATTATAGAGGTGGTGCCCATGGTGAAATTGATGGGCAAATTTCTCATATTGCATCAAACAATATGACTATAGATGATAGACGTGAACAAACCACCTATAATAGGGCACCAAATGGTAAAGGAGATTTGAATGGTCCATACATTGACCGAAATAATGTAAGAATGAATGATCGTAGAGATTTATTCACTTATGTCCCAGCTCCTCATAAATCATTAGATTTCTCAGTAACTCCTATTGTATCTAGAGAAACCATTGAAAAAGTGTATGCAAAGAGTAAACCAGTAATCGAAACATCATCATATTATGTTAATCCTAATTTTATAAATACTTTAAAGAATAATCCTCTAGTTAATGATATATATCACCAAAAAAATGTATAAACAATTTGGAAATTACAATGATGTTTTCTCAGAATTGAGAGGTGTAAATAAAATATTTAATAATTCTCCTATAGAAATAATTAAAGAATATCCAGAAAGTTCCAATGTAATAAAATCATTAGAACATAGTTCTTCTATTCATAAAGAGGTAAGAAGATTTTTACAACCTTATTTAAGACCCGGTATTAAATTAATAGATATTGCTAAAATAATAGAATTAAAAACAGTAGAACTTTATAATTTATCTAATTCAAATAAATCAATTAATAAAGGAATTGGATTTCCAGTTGGATTATCAGTAAATGATTGTGCAGCACATTGGCATCCAATGAAAGATAATTCTACTGTTTTAAAAAAGGACGATATTATAAAAATAGATTTTGGTACAGAAACTAATGGTTGGATAACTGATTCAGCATTTACTGTGTGTTTCGACTCTAAATATGATAATTTAATGACCGCGGTTAAAGAAGCAACTGAAACAGGAATTAAAAATATTGGAGTAGATGTTCATATAGGAGAATGGGGTAAAAGTATTCAAGAAGTTATGGAATCATACGAAATTACTCTAAATGGTAAAACATATCCAATAAGGGCAATTAAAAACCTAGGGGGACATAATATAATCAAGGGAATTATACACGGAGGATTATTTTTACCATCTGTTGATTATACAAAAATATACGGACCTAATATGAGATTTGTTGAAGGGATATATGCGGTTGAAACTTTTGGTTCAACTGGAGATAACAGTGTTCATGAACAAGGAGATTGCACCTTATACAGAACAAATCCAAATTTCCAAATGTCAAACATTAATCTCCCAATGGAAAATTCCAAAAAATTATATCGTAAAATAAATCAAAAATTTGATACTTTACCATTCACAGACAGATATTTAGATGATTCAGGTATTCCAGGATACCGTACCCATTTAAAACTATTGGTTAATAAAAACATATTACATGGATATCCACCTTTACATGTTAATCCAGAAGCATATACAGCTCAATATGAACATACTGTCTATATTGGTGAAAATAAAAAAATAGTATTTTCAAGAGGTGATGATTATTAATTTTATAAAAATAATTATTAATTTTATAAAATTTCAAATAAATTAAATCTTAATGATACCAACATTAATATCTTTCATGATATCTTTATAAATATCCAAGATTAGTTCTTCTTCTTCTTTCTCGTCTTTCTTGATGATTTCGTCTTTATGAGTTAATAAAATGTCATTCATATAATTGTAAGCGGAAATAATATGACTCTTAGACCTGGCACCAGTAATTATGATATTACCTTTTTGAAAAACAAAAACGCTAACCTCTTTATTTTCTACATTTTCTTTGGCTGGAACATATTTGATTATCACACAAGCTCTAATACAGGGTTCATAAGATGATTTGATTTTTTTCTTAAGTAACAAGTTATATAATTTGTCTCTATCAACTTGCATAGCTACTTGATAATTAGAGTTAATCATATCGATTTTGAAATCTTTTACTGTGATTTTAGTTGGTTCTTCAATAAACGTTTTTTCAACAATTTTACCTTCTTCCATTTTTGCTTTTACTTCTTTTAATTTACTAATAAGTTTATTTAGTGCGATATTAATATTTTTAATTGATTTGCAACCAGACATTTGAACTGAACCATTTTTAAATAGTTTCATATTAATTTTTGGAACTTCATTTAAATCTTTTGTTGGACCTTGAGTGACTCGCACAACTACAGTGATTTGATTGTAGAAATGATTTTTGGAAGTATCTTTTTGTTCAGTTTTGGTTTCTATTTTTTTCATTCTTTTTGGTTTATTTTTAATTGTAATTAGCGACCTCATTCTTTCTTTGTTCATTTTCACAACTAAAACATCATCTGAATTTAATTGCAAATACTTTTCGATGTTAGGTATATTTAACCTGGTATTTAATTTACATGATGCACACATAGTTGAAATGCTAATTCCATCAGGTAAATCCCTGATTTCTTTGCTATCAACGTTGAGGTAATCTGTAAACTCGAAAGTATCCCATCTTGATTTTATAGACATTAGTTATATAGTTAAAGAAATAAATCTTTAAATATTAATTTTCATTTTTTTATAATATTTATATAGTATTAATATATAAAAGCCTTAATAAATGAATAAAATGGACCAGATTGATTTTATTTCATATGCTTATTCTCCATTAGAAGAAATAGTTGAAACCAAACAAAGAATTGTGCAACCAGTCAAAAATAAAGTTAAAATTCATGGGTCAAGAACGATTAAAGGAGACGAAATAGGAATAAAAATAGTAAGAATCAAATCTAAAAATAAATTAAATTAAGTTTTTAATTTTCTATTATCATTTAATGAAAATAATAGAATATTTTAGTGAAATATTATCAAATTCAGATACCAAATCAATAGAGCAAAAAATTATGGAAAATTCTGATAAAATTAATCAGATGATAAATTCAAGTTCAGTGGAAGAATCAATTAATTATGTTAAAAATTTAATTTTTGATAATTTAATTTTCCTTGTGGTATTTATAATTATAATAACTCCTTCAATGTTTAAAAAAGTGGAAAATCAAATTAAATTTAATTGGTGGATGCTTTTAATTATTCCTGGATTAATTCTGGTAAATTATATCATCAAGATTGCTTATAGAAGATATACTAAATTAGGTAATGTTATGAGGGCTAATCAGTGTTTGGCTAAATCAGCTGAAATAATAATCAACAAACAAATTAAGCCTATTGAATCCAAACCTAATCTATTAGATAAACCATTAAATGAATTTATAATGAGTACATCACATAATACTTATGTTCCATGTACCCAAAATATTGATATTGCATCAACTGAAGCGATTAAAAGAACTTTAGGTATGGGTGCACGTGTTATCGAATTGGATTGTTATGCCAAAAATAATACTGGTACTACAGATGATGATATGACTCCAGTTGTTGCACATGGTGTAGAAAGGTCTCAAGGAGATATATTTACCACATCATATATTACATTTGACGATGCAATTAAAACTATATCAGAATTTGGTTTATTAACATCTGACCCATTAATAATATGTTTAGAACTAAATACCAATAATTTAATACCAGTTCAAAAAAGAATGAGGGAAATAATATTTAAATATTTTGGAAATAATTTATTGTCACCTGAATATAAATATTCTTACAACGGACCAGATAAAAAGACGTTTACAAATCAACCAATTGGTACATTATTAAATAAAGTTATATTTATTTGTGGTGGTGGAGCTACTGAGGAACTAAATGGAATCATAGATGGGGTTTTACATGATTCAAGTATAATGGGTAATGCTCCACATTCAGCAGATGGATTAAAAAATATGAACAGACCGGGTATTTTACATAGAGTTTATCCAGATGGTAATTTATCAGGACATTTATCATTAAATTATGACCCAACTATTGGAAAAATAGATACCAAATGGTTGCATTGAACTTCCAAGTTTTGGATGATAATATGATGAAAAATGTTGCTATGTTTAGTTCCAATAGTTTTGTCCATTTTTCAGAAATATAATTTGATAAGAATTAACCAATCCTATATAATAAATTTAATTGAATCATAATATTGATTAAATTAAATTTCATTTAACTTGATTTAATTCCAAATAGTGATTTCTACAGACTGGAATATAAGATTCAGACCCACCTACTAGTACTTTATCGTTTGAATTTACACACCTAAAGCTAAATGATGCTTCAGTTCCATCTTTACATTTGGAACATAATGAGTTAAGTTTCTGACATTTATCAGCATAAGGAATCAAATTAAGAATTTGACCAATAGGTTGTCTTTGAAAGTCACCATCTAATCCTCCAACAATAATACTAATTGGATAGTTATCAATCCATCTTATCACAGTTGTTAATAAATCAGGAAAAAATTGCCCCTCATCAACCACAATTGTATCATAATTAGTAATTTCTTCATCACTAATTTCATCAAGTCTACTCAATACTTTGCATTCAACAGATTCATAATTATGTGAAGTTATTTTATCTGAAATATAACGATTATCAATAATAGGTTTTGTTACTAACACTTTTTTATCTATTTTTTGAAGCATTATAATTCTTCTAATTAATTCGATAGATTTACCAGAAAACATAGGTCCAATAATAAGTTCTAATTTACCGCACATCATAATTAATATAATTTAGAATGTATAATTATTTATTTAAATATCAATTTTTATTATTTTTATGTTTAAAATTGGTTTAACAATATAATTTTTGTATTGGTTATATATGACTCAAACAACTGATATTGTTAAATATCCAGTAATTCTATCTTTCGATGTTGGTGTTATTCACCTGTCTTATTGTCTGCTTACCAAAAAACAATTTACCAATAAAGATGGTACAACCCAATTAAATTGGCATATTATTGATTGGAATAATATTGATTTAACTAATTGGGATGAACAAAAATGTCATTGTGGAGCAAAAGCTAAATTAAGTAATATGGTTAATGGAGAAATGAAATATTATTGTAAAACACATGGTAAAAAAGTGGATACATCTGTGGAATCATTTGAAGATTGTTTTAAATGTTGTGATAAAAAAACTAAAAATATTTGTGGATATGAAATTAATTCAAAATCAGAAACAAAAAAATGTGGAAAAACTGCAGGGTTTTCACGCAATCAAAATGATTCCGAATGCTATTTTTGTTCAACTCATGCCAAACAAATATATAAAACCGAAACAAAATCATCACAATTAAAAAATTTTAAAATAAAAAGTTCAACCACTTTAAACTTTGATGACGTTAAATATGGTCTAATGATGGAATTAGAAAAAAGAGTAAATTTATTAAGTGCTGATTATGTGGTCATTGAAAATCAACCATCTTTTAAAAATCCTAGAATGAAATCAATTGCTTCCACCTTATATGATTATTATTTAATTAGAGGCATAATAGATAAATCGATTACCAAATCAAACATTACAGCAGTCAAATTTATGTCTCCATCTAATAAATTAAAATTAGCAGATGAAGGTGATACCAAACAATTGGTTAAAGCAAAAAGTACAGATGACACAAAAGCATACAAATTAACTAAAAGTTTAGGAATTAAATATTGTTTAGATTTAACCTCACATTTACCAGAATGGCAAAAACATTTTAATTCTCATAAAAAGAAGGATGATTTAGCAGATTCATTCTTACAGGGAGCATATTTTTACACCAATTTAGAACCATCCTCTTCTTCTAAAAATACCAAAACAAAATCAGAAAAAATAGAAACTCAACCAAATGCTTTGGTAATTGATACATCAGAATTAGTCAGTGTTACTGAAACCGAATCCAAACCTAAAAGAAAAACTAAAAAATCTCCTAAAGAAATTATAGTTTAAATTTTATCTCAAATATTTATATATAAATGGATAAAAACTATATGTTTGTTTCTTTGATTAAAGCAATTAACAAAAATAAAGCAACTGAAACTATGATTAATGTTCTTTTAAAAAATAGCACATTTAAAATAAATGAATATAAAGAAGAAATAGGTGATATTAAAGATTTTTTAGAAAAAATGATTCATGTTGGAGGTATATTTGGTAAAAGTATGACAGTATCAGAATATTTATTAAAAAACAATAATCAACCTAATTCTAATGATATTTTAAAATATTTTGGATTAATATAAGAACCGAAAGTTAAATCATCAAATGAGAAAAAAGTTGTACCAGAATTTATGATTTGTCCAAATACCAATTCCGAATGGGCTATTTCAGGAAGATATAATTATACTGATGTTGGTGAATGTCCTCCTTATTTTGACCAAATAATAAAAGAAAAAATGGACCAAGGATTTAATGTTTTCTTTTGTGAAATAGGAAGAGGACCAGATTATCATGTAAACTATTATAAAGATATTCTTACAATTTTCAAAAAAGTTTGTTTTATTTCATTTGGTTCAAATGTTAATCCTATGATTAAAGATGGTTTTGCTCAATCGTATTCTGATATAGAAATAGATTATGTACAAACAAATTTTAACATAGATGAACATTTTGTTACTCAATTTAATAGTTGGTGTATAGAAAAACCACATATGCAAAATACCTCATTAATATTTTTTATTAATATGACTCAAGTTGATAGTGTTACCGAATTATTAAATAAAATGAATACATTTTCTTCAAATTATTATATTGATCCAAGAGTAGATAATTATAAAACAATTAATACACAAGTATTTATGAAAGATTTAAGGAGATTAATCAGAAATAAACAAAAAGATTTATTTATGAATAGACAAAAATATTTACATACCGATTATGAACACCTGTATTTAAAATACAAAACCAAATATCTTAATCTTAAAAAGGAATTTAATTTATAAATACTAAAAAAATTGTCTTTTGATATAATTTTTTTACATTAGCATATATTAAAAAAAATTGTCTTTCGATATAATTTTTTTACATTAGCAAATACTAAAAAAAATTGTCTTTCGATATAATTTTTTTACATTAGCAAATACTAAAAAAAATTGTCTTTCGATATAATTTTTTTACATTAGCAAATACTAAAAAAAATTGTCTTTCGATATAATTTTTTTACATTAGCAAATACTAAAAAAAATTGAATATTTTAACATTAAATATGTCTAATATTAAATTTTAATGGATACTTTTCAATACTATTCTGATAATAACCCTACCGAAGGCGAGCTTGTTCTCGTCCAATTTACCGAAAAGACCGACGCATTCTTTGATGCCAAACTTCTTGAATATCCTTATCGTGGTATGATGAGTTTTCAGGATGCAACAAAGAGACGTAAGGTTTCCAGTTGGAATAAAATTGTTCCACTGAATAAAGATATGGTTGCAAGAG